CTATAAATTCGGCGTATTGTTTAGTTGATAACTTATGAATTGAACATTTTCTGGCATATAGTCTATTAGATAAATTTAATTTGTTTGCTATTATTGAATTAATTATAGGTAATTTTTGATTTATTTCGTTTTCAAAAAATTGTAATAATTGGATATTTTTAATATCACATAAGTGTTTTTTATCGCTATGCTTGTTTTTTTCTTTTAATGTTTCAGGTCTGTTATATGAATGCCAGTATAGTCCATGACATTCTATTGCTAGTTTTTTAGATGGAACAAATATGTCTAATTCGTATGGGCTTATTTGTTCTCTATCATTAATAATTATATCATCAGGTAAGTTTATTAGTTGTTGATGTATTGAAGATATAGCACATTTGTGACACCCAGATCCTCTTAGATGGGATGATGGAGTTTGATAAAATTTACCATGTTCGGGGCATATTATTGTTATATTATCTTTTAATTTTTTGTAATCAACTAATGAGTAATTGTATTTTGATGAATGTATTAAGTTAGCTCTTTTTTTAAATTTTTGTAAGCCAAGGGAGAAATCGTTTGATAATTTTTCAGTCATGCATTTATGACATTTTTTATTAGATAAATGCCCAGCAGGTGTTTGTTGAAATTCTCCGTGCACTGGACATATTATTGTAACTTTAGTATTACTATCTTTGTAATTTACTTTGGAATAATCATAGATATCGCCATGTAATTTTATTGATTTATCAATAAACTTAGTAGTATTGTGTGAAAATTGATTTGATAATTTGTCGTATTTGCACTTAGGGCATCCACATTTTTTGTGGATTTTAGGTGTTTGTTGAAATTCTCCGTGCACTGGACATATTATTGTAACTTTAGTATTTTGGTTTTTATACTCCACTTTGGAGTAGTCATATTTATTATTGTGTTGTTTTGAAGATCTTTTTATAAATTCATGTGTTCCTAAAGATAATTTGTTTGATAGACGATCCAGATGGCATCTAAAACATCCAGATTTTGCAACTAAATGTTGTCGTGGCTTTTGGTTGAAATCACCATGTTTTGGGCATGTTATTATTATTTCTTGATCATAATGTACATATATAGTTTTTGAATAATCATATTTGTTATTATGAATTTTAGATGCTTTTTGGATGAAATTTTTAATATTCATAATGTATATTTACATCTTGGAATTTGCATTATGCGTTGTTTAATCAAATTTAAAATATGTCTTCTAGTATATCTGTTAAGATAAAGTTACAAGTAATTGATGATAAAGTAATGGTTCCAGGACATGAACCACTATCAGAGCAGACTACTAATTCGTTATCTGTAGCATTACAGGGGGCGGATACTTTTTTATCTGTTGATGAGGTATTAAAGCTAATACCAAATGCGCGTTTAATTGTGACTAGAAGTACAGTAACGGCAGGAAATCATGGACATGATTTTCTATTAGAACTTCCTGTTGGACCGCCAGATTTTGAATGTCCACAAAAAACTACCAGAGATGTTTATAAGATCCTCCAGGATGCAGCTAGATTCGGTTCTGTACGAGAACAAGCACCAGATTCCCTGAGAGATTGTTCAGCATTTAGTGCTGATGATTGTGAGTTGAGAGACTTCAGTAGTGCTCTTGACCCAGCGAAGAGGTCTTAATATGCCATTAATGAATGCTGATGATTTTGAACAGTTTTCTTCTCTTCAATCAGCACCTGATTTTCGGTCAGGCGCTGAACAAGAAAATAGTTTATTATCAATTTTCGATCATAATAATCCTGATATCGCTTATATGGAGCGTGAGGCTTTAACTTATATATTCGATGCTGGGGCATGGACTAATGTTTATTTAAGAACAAATGATTTGGGGCAGGTTGATCCTGTATGGGAAGAAGATTCAAATCCAATATATGAACAGCCGCATAAATTTAAAGGTGTTTTTGCTCCTGACAGTGTTGCTATATCTATGGTTAAATGGGGTCTTGATTCTTCGGTAAAGTTTAAAGTTAGTTATTCGAGAGCATGGTTATTGCATACTCTAGGTGATCGGCTAATTCGTAAAGGTGATGTAATAAGAATCCCTCACAATACGATGCAGCAGTTGCAAAATACAGAATATCTTGATGGTAAAGTGAATCAGATGGATCAATTCAGAGTGTTAGAAGCTACTGATACTGGCAATTTTAATTATAGATGGCTTTATTGGACATGTACTGTTGAACCTCTGACCGGTGATATTTCAGTTAGAGTTGAGGAATAATGGCTAGCTCAAGACTTGATGAATATGCCAATTGGGGTGAGTTAAAACAAAAATTAATTGATGATGTATCGGATTTTTCATCTTTATTAATAAGAAAAGCTGGCGATGATATTATTAGAAGATTGGCAAGAGAAGGATTAAGAGCCAGTGAAATAGAAAAAATAAATGGTGGAAGAATAATTCAATTTAAACCTAAAGATAATGCGGAGTTCGAAAAGGGTAAAATATATTTTGAAAAGGTTGTTGGCGATCTTGGAACTGACTGGCTGAATACAGTATTATGACAATATACGAATTTGACTGGAATATAGGCAACAAGGGTCAGGAGGAGTTGCAAAACTTTGTTCCTAAACCCAAGGAAGATACTAATCCAGTCAAGAAAAATGATGGATATCCTGGCAATCATGATAGCCGTGATATAGTTCAAAAGGAATGGAGAAACATAGATGATCCTATTGATGTAAATTTTGTTGAAGAAATTAGAGAATCGTATGTTCCTGGTTTCTATTTATTGGATAAAGGAGTTAAGAATTATTTTTCAGGTATACGAATTCCGAGAGGAATAAGAAATACAGAAGATTATAGGATGTTAAATGTTAGAATTGCTGAAGCAGATAGTAGTGCTTTGGTTTATGCAGATAGGCAAATCAGAGGTGGTAGATTACAACTACCTATTCTTGCTATCACAAGAACTAATGAAGAGTATGATAATAAAAGATTTTCTCCTGCTCATCATCCTATTTTTCGTAGATTAAGAAATAATGGCAAAAAGATGGAGTTGGTTTATCGCCCTGTACCATATAACTTAAGTTATACTCTTGATATATGGGGCGAGCATAAAAGTGATGTAGAATGGGCCATTCATTCAATTGTATCCCGATTTAATCCTACAGCATCTTTTTATTTAGAAGAACCTAAATATGGTGTTAGTTTCGAAGTTGTGATGATGTATAATGGAACTACGAATACTAGTGATCTTGAAACTGATGCCGAATCACATGAAGAAGTTAGACGAAGTGTGACGATTAAAGTAGAAGGTTGGCTGCCTCAGCCTACCAAAATTATACCAACAGTGCTTGCTAAACCTCAGTCTATTAAAGAAGCGATATTGAATAATAATGGTGATGTTGTTGCGTCAGGTGAAACTTTTGCAGTAATTAGGGACAGGCCAATACCACAAAGAAGGGAATAATATGCCTACACGTCCACGTACTATCAAAGAAATTCAAGCTGAGAAGAAAAAGCAAAGAGAGGCTGAGCAGAATAAGATCAGGATAGTGAATCTCCGTAGAGATCAAATGGTTCCGATTCAGTTATTAGGTAAGTCGTCGAAATTAGTTCCTTATCAAACTTCCATACAGATTGGGCCAGGCAAACATGCTGATTTGCCATCTAGCAGGATAATTCCTGAACAGTTAGACAATTTGCGAAAGAGAGGTTTTATTAGATATTATAAGGTTGGCACACCTAAAGGAAATAAAGTTGTTGATATGGCAAAAGATCAGCTTGGCCAGTTGCCTCGTAAGGGAGAAGATAGCCTACAATCTAAGTCGCCCAGAGGCAAAGCCAAATCAGAATCTTCTGTAAAAACAAAGAAAAAGAGTAAGCAAGAGAGTAAGCAAGAAAGAACTGACCAAGAAGAATAAAAAATTTCAGCAAAAATATTTTAAATCATTGCGGAGTAGCCAATGCCAACTTTTTTGAGCCCAGCGGTATTTGCCAACGAGATCGATCTAAGTGCTCTACCTACTGGCTTGACCGGAATAGTACCGGCATTCATAGGTACTGCCCAAAAGGGCGAACTGAACGAGCCTAAGTTAATTACTAACTCGCAGCAGTTTATTGATGAGTTTGGCGAGCCATTTCCTGAGAGTAATCTGGGTTATGCTGTTCTGGCTTATTTGGAAGAGGGTAATATTGCTTGGGTAATGCGCGTTGGCGTTGAGTGTGAAGATGGTCAAGATGAAGCATTGGCTGATATCTGCATTGACACAACGGGTTTGAAAGAGCATGGCTGGGGCAGAATTTCGATTTTCAAGGGCATTGATTTTGGCAAGATAACTACTCGTGAAGAAGATGACGGATTTGTTTTCCATGACTCTTCGGAGACGTTCATCGAATTTAATGATGCTATCATTGATGATGGCACTGATGGGCCTACTTCAGCTTCTTTAACATTCACAGGGGCTACTTATACTGGTGCCATTGATGATGAATTCTTAGTTCTGATTACCAGTGCTCCAGATGAGACTGGTGGAAGTTCTATTGAAGGTGCTGGTTATTCTGTGATTAGGTCTTCCGATGGTGCTGAGATAGCTTCTGGTGAATTGGAAGAGAGCACCACTACTGGAACTAGTGAAGACGTTACTTTGGAAGATGGAGTAGTCTTCCAGGTAGTTGTTAGCGCTGGTGTTCTGGATGTTAATGATAGTTTCCGTTTCTCTGTAGCGCCTGATAATAAGACATTCAGCTTTAGAGTTGATAGGCAGTCAACTGGTTCAGTGACTGAATACACCATTTCTGATGGTTCTTATACTGCAGAAGAATTAGCTGATGAAATTGCTGGTCTTTCTGGTTTCAGTAGCGAAGATTATGTTGCTATCGCCAATGACGATGGCACTTTGACCTTCCGCACTAAAGTAGAAGGCGATACAATCCAGTTAGTCACTACAGAAGCGTTTGCTCTGGAAGTTGGATTAAGTTTATATATATTCGATATTCCTCGCTCTAATCTCATTGGCTTGAATCCAAGCCCATTTGATATTAACTCGTCTAATAATCAGGCTACCATTCAGGTTATTGGCCAGGACGAGACTAAGGAATTTACTGCCAATATTCCTGTTGGCTTTGATGTTCCAGTTGAGACAATCGCATCAGCGATTAATGCTTCTGCCACTGTTCTTGGCGATACTCTTCTTAGAGCCTATGGCTTGACTATTCCTGGTGGTGATAAGGTATTAGTAGTTGAGACTACTGAGAGTCACAAGTTTGATCAGATTAAGATGCTGGCTGATGGCAGTCATGCTCAGACTCTGCGTTTCGCGGAAGAAGTAGGCATTCAGTTCCCATACACTGAGAATTTCCGAGGATTTACTGATTCTCGGGCTGTTCTTCCTCAAGGTGGTGAAGTAACTGAGTCTACACCTCTTACTTGCGAGCAGTTTGCAAATGGTGATACTTCTAAGGCAGCGCAGTGCACTGCTGATTCTTCATACTACGAGAATATTGTTGGTTGGTTCGTGGCCAGTAGCCCAGGCACTTGGTTAGAAGATTACGAGCTGGATCTTGAATTATTTGAGGGTGATGTAAGAACTGGTGATGTTGGTCCTAATCGTTACACTATTCGCCTGACCGACGACGAAGGCATTGTTGTAATGAGAGAGGATGATGTCAGTTTTGATCCTCGTGACGAACGTTACATTGGTTCGATTCTTAACCCAGGTACTGAATTAGGTGGTGTAGATGGTAATGAGTGGATTCACTGGGAGGAGCGCCCTGACTTCTTAGGCAGTGACCCATCAACCAGTGAGTTCGAGCTAAGAAATCCTGCATCGTTCTTTGATCGCGAGTTCTCGCTTCTTGCTGACGGTATTCCTTCAGATCCGCTATTCTCCAGTGAGTTGGATAGAGCGGTTATTGGCAATCCGGCTGACGAGACTGGCATCTTCAGATTCTCAAATCCTGAGAGATTTAATATCTCACTGTTGCTGATTCCTGGATTTACTAGTGGCGCTGTTATCACTACTGGACTGAGCGTTTGCACTCAGCGTGGTGATTGCCTCTACATAATCGATCCACCATTTGGCTTGAATGCACAGCAGGTGGTTGATTGGCATAATGGCTTGTTATTCTCCGACCTTCGGGTAGCCTTGGATAGCAGTTATGGTGCCCTTTATCACCCATATGTGAAGGTCTTTGACCAGTTCAATGGTGGTGAAATATTCATTCCGCCTTCTGGTCACGTTTCGGCTGTCTTTGCGCGTACAGATAGAGTAGCTGAGTCGTGGTTCGCTCCTGCTGGCTTGAATCGTGGTAAGTTAATCACGGCGTTGGATCTTGAAGTTAACCATAGTCGCGGCGAACGTGATTTCATGTACGGCTTTAACAATGCTGTAAACCCGATTGTGAATCTGCCGCAAAGAGGCATTCACGTCTTTGGCCAGCGCACTTTGCAGCGTAAGGATAGTGCTCTTGATCGAGTCAATGTCAGAATGCTTCTGATTGCGATTAAAAAGGCTCTTGCTGGTCCTAACGGTCTTCTGAACGAGTTCTTGTTCGAGCAGAATGATCGTATTACTAGAGCGCTTGTCGAGGATGCTATTGATTCGTTCATGTCTGATATTGCTGCACGTCGAGGCGTAACGGCATGGAAGACAATTTGCGACGAAACTAACAATACTCCTCAGCGAATTGACCGCAACGAACTGTGGGTGGCGCTATTGATTAAACCAGTTAGAGCTATCGAGTTCATTAATCTGAACATCGGTATTCTCCGTACTGACCAGAGCTTCGCTAACGAGGAGATCTTGGCCGCTGTTGGTGTGAATACCGTCACCACCCCGTAAGGTAAAGATAAATTAGGAGAAGCTAATGCCAGGTTTTCAAATTGGACAGGGTGGTCAAGGAGATGCTCCGAACTCGACTATTGAGTCGCGTCGTAAGCATCGGTGGGTATTCGATACCTTGGGCGACAATGGCCCAACTAATACCAGAGTTTATTTACAGAATGCACAAAGACCACATGTTGTCGCAGAAGAAGTTGTGATGCACCATAACCAGGAACAGGTGTATTTTGCTGGTAAGCATCGTTGGGAACCGATCACATTGGTTTTCTATGATGTATCTGGTGGCGGCGACGATGCAAGTGAAGAAGTTTGGGATTGGTTTAACTCAGTTGTTGAAGTTCCTCAAGCTAATGTTGCTGTACCTAGTGAATATAAGAAGACTGCAAGGCTGCAGATGTTAAAGGGCGACGGCGACCCTAATGAGACGTGGAAGTTGTTTAACAGCTGGCCGATTGATGTCAATTGGAATGATCTAGACTATACTAACACTGAGATCCAGACGATAGACGTTCAGATGAAATATGATCGTGCTATAAGAGAGTGATACTCTTTTAGCACATTTATAATTGAAAATAATAAAAATCTACTTAAACTCGTTCTATATGAGTAGAGTAGATATGTTATGATATTGTGGGAAGAATCAGAAAAATTATATCAAAGAACTAAATTTAGACGTGTTGATTCAATATTGGTCAAATGTGATAATTGTGGAGATGTTAGATCTGTTAAATATGTAACGTGGAAAAACCAAATGCGTATTATGGGTAATGATTTATGTGCATCTTGTAGGGTTACGTATAATAGAACTAAATATAAGAAATCTTATCTTAATTCTGATAAAGATAGAGCTAAATCATTATCTAATACAATGAAAGAAAAATGGTCAGATGAAAATGTTAGGAGCAAATACGTATTAAATAATGGGAAAAGAATAACTAAATCGGAATTTATTAAAAAATCTGAATTAAAACATGGTGATAAGTATGATTATTCTAATGTTAATTATATAGGATATCTTAGAAAAGTTTCTATTATATGCCCAAAGCATGGAGTGTTTTATCAATCACCGGCAAAGCATTTGTCTGGATATGGATGTCAAAAGTGTGGTGTTGACGATACTAGGCTAAGTTTAGAAGAATTTATTAATAAATCTATATTGATTCATGAAGATAAATATGTTTATGATGAAGTAGACTATAAAAACACAAATAGCAAAGTGTTAATAAAGTGCAAAAAACATGGGCCGTTTTTACAGTCACCTAATAGCCATTTATCTGGTAGGGGATGCCCACGTTGTTCAATTATAATTTCATCGTATCATAATGAAATATATGAATATATTAAAGAAATTTATAATGGTAAAGTATACACTAATGATCGTAAAGAATTAGATGGTTTAGAAATTGACATATTTATACCTGATAAAGCATTGGCCATTGAAGTTAATGGCTTATATTGGCATTCGTACGATAAAATAGAAACAATAGAAGAAAAAACTAGACATAAAAATAAGTTTGATAAGTGTGTTGATAAAAATATCAACTTGTTTTATATATGGGAGCATTTGTGGAGGGATAAGCAAGAAATAATTAAATCAATGATAAAAAGCAAATTAGGATTGAATGATAAAATATTTGCCAGAAAGTGTTCAATAGATTATATTGATAACCGTTTATTTTTTGACTTCATAAATAAGAATCATCTCCAAGGTAGTATTGGTTCTTCTGTTAAGATTGGTTTGTCATATAATGATGAATTAGTTTGTGTTATTGGATTTAATCGTCATGCCAAGTATGAATGGGAAGTTAGCCGATTTGCTTCATTGCTTGGTACAACAATAGTTGGTGGTATGAGTAAATTATTTAATAAGTTTATTAGTGATTATAAACCTACATCAATAATGACTTATGCTAGTTTAGATTATTCAAACGGTAATTCATATAAGAAAATTGGATTTAATGTTCTAGGAATATCAAAACCTGGTTATTTTTACTATAAAAATGGTGAAGTATTTTCTAGACAACAATTTCAAAAACATAAATTATTTAATAAGCTAGATAAGTTTGACAGCAACTTATCCGAATCACAAAATATGTTTAACAATGGATATAGGCGATGTTGGAATTGTGGCAATATAAAATTACTTAAATTACTATGATTATTGATTGTTTGTGTAGGTGGGAATGCGTAATTAGAATGCGCACTTCGTATAATTAGTACGTCGCTTAATCCTAAGCGAAGGTAGCGGTGCAAATCCGGCTAGTGCGCTCCATTATTTGAGTAAATAACTTAGAGGGCAACATGGCAAAGTCTGATAACCAAAATGAAAAACAGAAAGATGATGAAGATAAGAAGATTGAAGACTTAAATGTAAAAAACGATCTTGATAATAATCAGGATGTTTTTGATCAACTGTTATCTAAATTAGATAGTGATAACTATCTTCCTTGGGAATCAGTTGTGCTGCCTAGTAAGGGAATTTTCTATGATGGGGCTTTGCCTGGTGGCAAGGTAGATGTTCGCCCAATGAGTGTTGATGTTGATAAGATGATGGTAAATCAACGTATTGTTCAAAACGGAGAATTATTTAATAAGATAGTAGAGGCATGTGTTCGTCTTCCTGATGGATTTTCGGTTTATGATTTATTAGCCAATGATCAATATTTCTTGTTATATTATTTACGTGGTATTACTCATGGTTCAGACTATGAATTTGTGTCAGATTGCCCGTTTTGTGGGACTAAAAGCACTTATGAGTATGACTTATCTGAATTAAGTAAGACGATGAAACATCCAAATCCAGAATTTTCTCATGAACCTTTGGAAGTACGCCTGCCAAAGCTATCAATAATGTCTAATAAAGAAGTATTTGCTCTTGTAAGATTAATGAGAGTCAGAGATGTAATGGCGGCGTCGACAGATAAAGAAAAAATTATTGATCCTATTAAAAAAGGAAGGGCGAGGAATAAGAAGGCAAGTAAGTCTAATTCAGGCCATAAGATGAGTGATACTTCTAAGGTTTATTTAGATAGTATGAAATCACAGATTGTTGGATTTAAAGTAGGGGATGATGTTTGTAAAGACCAAAGAAGATTTACTCTTCTTGATCAGTTGCACCAGGCTGACTCTGCTATTATTAGAGATTTTATTGATGATGTTAGCCCTGGCATTGATACAGCTATTGAAGTAACCTGCCAGGATGATGACTGCGGCAAGGATTACACAATCCAGCTTCCGTTTGGTGAAAACTTTTTTCGTCCACACGCCCGGTGAGAACCTAGAGAAACAGTATTGGGCGATATGGAATCAGATATTCCAACTTAAGGAATATTGTGGATTTTCGTTATTTGAGTTGAGATTGATGACGGCAGAAGAACGTTCTTGGTATATTCAACGATATAATGATGAAATGAAAAAACGTAGAGAAGAAGAAGATAAAGCTTCTAGAAGAACCAAGACATCAGTGCCTAGGCCACCTAGCATAAGAAGATAGTGCAAATATATTGTATGCGCCCAAGGTTAAGTGCGGCAGTCGGTGAATCTGTTGCATTAAATGTTCAATTTCGGAAAAACGGCAAACCGACAGAGCCGCATGCAGTTAGGGCATTGCGAATTTATAAACAGTCAGTAAGAGAAGAAAATCTTGTTGTTGAGGTAGTATTTCCTACTCCTCTAGAGACAGATATTACTGGCGAAATGCCTTATGATGGGTTGTTAAGAAGATTAGAGGATCCTACTGCATCGACAGAAGGTGATTGTGGGACAGATCTTGATACTCAATTTATTGATGGGGCTTTCGTTCATGATCTTGATTTGGATGCTGATTTATTTGAAGCTGGAATTTATTTTGACGTTTGGTGTTTTATTGGTGATGAATCAGCTTTTGGTGACGTAACTGCTGGTGACAGAGATTATGATGATGAAGATTTGTGGATTTGTCAGTGTAATAAATTCTTTGTAAATGATGCTGATTGGCAGGTAGATGATTTTCTTACAACTATCAGGATGGCTTTTGAGCCATTAGATAGTAGATTCCAACATCCAGAAAAGAGAACTTTAGAAGTAGGCTTAATGCCTATGCCTCTTTATGATTTTGATTTTAAGAAATTCGCTCCAATTATACCACATTTAGATGCGACAATCACTTTTGAAACTCAGAATAAAGAATTATTAATTGATGCAGAAGAGATGTCTATAGGATTGCGTCAAGGATCATTTAGATCAAATCCTTATGTTTTGCAATATTTGTTGGATACTAATAGATTTCTCAAGGGCACATATAGGTACAGAATTGATGTGCAATTGCCCAATGGAGAAACTAGATCGTCACCCTACTTTAACATAGCAATACGATGAAAAGACAATTAAACGAATCTGGCATTCAGAAAATAGCCGATTATCTCGGCATGGATATTGATTTGACTATCGATGAATCTGGTGCTATTGTCAACTTTGCAGTTGATGCTAGTATTCTTCGTAAATTATCTGATATAGGTGTCGTTGTAGAAGGTAAGCGTGATGGCTTTGTATTATTACATGAACAAGATGATCTTGAAATTGCTGATGAACAAGATCAGGAACAGATGGATAAAGAAATGGATGACCAGAAAGTTCAGCAATTAGCTGAGCGTTTGGTTCCCTATTTATCTGAGGTATTCCCATCCAAAGAAGAAATAAACAAAACGTTAAATGATTTAAAAGATGAATTAATAACTCCTGATGAGCTTATAGATAATTTGAAATCTCAAATCCGTAGTGTTCGAGGATCATGAAACTAGCAGATTTAAATCAGAATAATATTAAACTAGGATATCGTTCTCAATATCCCGAATTGGCTGTCCCTACTTCTTGGAGACAAACTGATAAAGCCAAGGTTGGTGATGAAGAAGATATAGGAGTAGAAGATGGAGAAATAGAAAATGATATTGATGATATTGGTAATGAACTTGATGATATAGAAAGATTTATTCAATCTATTTTGGTTGCAAATAGCTATGCTCCATATAGATCTACTCCTGATAACAGAACACCACCTAATACTGCAAATATAGTCTGAAATAAGGGAGAAGGCATGGGATTTCTAAAGAAATTAGATAAGTTATTGTCGGAAGATGTAGAAGAGACTGAAGCGACTGAAGCTGAAGAGATGGTGGAGATGCCAGATCTTGGTGAAGATTGGGGTTTTGGTGAGACAAACGATTGGACAGGTATTCCTAATCCCGTGCCTGGTAAAACATTAGAAGATCTTAAAGGAGTTAAGAAGCCCTTAGATAGTGGTTGGTCGTTTGGTGAAGTTGTTGCTGCTTTAAAACCGTTTTTGATTCATATGGCTAGGCGGTACAGTACTGATACATTTAGCCCAGAAGAATCAATTGCTTCGGGCATTGAAGGTGTTTGGCGAGCGATTCTTAAGGATAAAGGCATAGCGCCATTTACTTCTCATGTTTATAGATGGGTAACAACTTATATGTCTAGAGGTGCTGCTGGTGCTAGTAATGTTTCTGGTATAAAACCATCTGCTGGTGGCAAGCTTGATTGGCTTAAAGGTAGTAAAGCAACGGTCAGTGCTGATACTCCTGCTGATGAGGGAGAAGGATCTATGGTATCTTCTTTTTCAGGAGATGCAGGACAAGGTGAAGCCAAGGCTAAGCAATCTGGAGAAGTTAAACAATTATTGTATGCATTGATTAACAATGAAGAAGTAGGATTAAATGACAAAGAAAAAGCCGTAGTTATGGCTAAGCATGGTCTTGGTGAGAAGGGTACAATACTAACAAATGCTGCATTATCAGAAAAACTTGGTATTTCAGCGGTTCGTGTTTCTCAAATATTGAAGTCTGCACTCAATAAGATTAAGGGTTATATGGAGCAAAGGGGCTATGAAAGTCCTGAAGATGCTATGATTGGAATGGATATTGGTGAGTCAGTTCTAGCCGCTGCTTATGCTTGTATTGTGCTTGAAGAGGCTCAAAAACTGGAAGATAAGTTATATGGAGACTTGGTAGAAATTGATTATATTCTGGATGAGTATAACGTTTTAGCTAAGGTTAATACTAAAGATTTTATTATTGAGCATATTTTATACGGTGACGAAGACTTTTTGAGTAAGGCTACCCATATTGACTTGGCCAATATTCGCGAGGCAGCTAAAAGCAAATTATCGCCTGCTTATTATAATGCTGCTATGGAGTCAGTGATTGGTTTCCACGGACAGCATATTTTAGGTATTATCGGAACGCATGGAAATGCGGAAGATGATGACAATGCCGATCAAGATGATGAAAAAGAAAAGAATTAGTATATAAACATTTGTGCAGATTGTTATTCAAGATAACCAGACTTTGCGGCTGGCGCAGGTTTATGATGCCCAAGAGTTGGCTATCGCGCAGCATTTTTCTGTAAAAGATCCAAAAGCTAGATATTCTAAGGCCATGCGAAGTGGCTGGGATGGTATTTATAGATTTTATAAGACTGGATCTCAGACACTTAGTAAAGCTTTTTTAAAAGAATTAATTGATTTATGTGAGAAACATGATTTTCCATATGATGTAGTTGACCAGAGAGATAAGCCTTCGTTTCCTATACCGTCTGCTGATTCTTTTGATAAGAATTTAATTGACGGCATAGAATTGCGTTCTTATCAATTAGACTGTTTGAAGTCAGTATGTCATAATAACCCAATACATGAAATAGGAACCCATTGGCATAGTACAGGTAGTGGTAAGACTGAGATGATGGCTGGTATCATCAAATTAATGAGATGTCCAACTGTTGTGATTACCGAACAAACAGTAGTTTTAGATCAGATTGCTGAACGCCTATCATTGCGTAATGTTGTCCATAATAATGATATCGGGATGTTTAGCTCAGGGCAAGTGCCGAATGGCAATATAGTAATTGTTGGTTCTATAAGTGCATTGCAGACTCCTAAAAAGCCGCAGCGCAATAAGATGATAATAAGAGAAGCTACTTTAAATAAAGAATTCAAGAAATTGTATGAAAATGATAAAGACGAATTATATAATATTATTGGCTATAAGGGAGCGTTGTCTTGGGTACGTTCTAATATTCTTGATTATATTAAAAAACGATGGAAAAAAGGTACTAAGTTTAGTGTTGTGCCATGGAAGAAGGCAAACCATGAAGAATGGGATGACTTAGTTGTTTCTAGAAATATTGATAAATTGAGTGATGAAGAAAAGAAAGAACTGCTAAAGAAGAACTACAAGGATTGGAAAGAGACTGAGAAAATAGCAAATCAGTATGGCAGTATCTTGGAAAAAGCTTTAATAATTTTCCATGGTGTTATTAGAGACCGTTTCTATAAATCTGCTTTAAAAGCATATAAAACAAGGATAGAAAAAGTACATTTATTACAAGAAATGGTTCGTAAATGTGAATTGTTGCTGGTTGATGAATGCGATAAAGGTAATAGTGATTTGTATAAAGTTTTATTTGATAAATTATTTAAGGGTCGGTATATTCATGGATTTAGTGGTACGCCGTATGATAAAGATAAACCTGTTGATAAGATGGTTATTAAAAGTAGATTTGGATGGATTATGTCTAAATCTGATAGATCTGAGCTAGAAAAAATGGGGTCTATTCAACCAATTAAGTTTTTTATGATTAAACATGGCCCTGATGATAAAAAAGACAAGATGGCTTTTGATGCAGCAGAAAGGAAATTTAGTATGGAGGATGAGGCGTTTCATGATATGTTT